TAGCACCAAACTTAGCCTTAGCGTTATCACCAAAGCTAATGTCGTTACCGTTAGTCGCTAAGTCTTGAGCAAGGCTATAAGGAGCAGTTACGTTGTTGTAGTTAGTAGAGTATACCCATGAAGAACCGTTGTATACATACAGACCTACAGTGTTACTACCTGCACCTGTGTCATAATAGAACGCACCAGTAACGATAGGATTACCCTGAACGTCTACGCTCGGAGCAGATGAGTAAGTACCTAAGTATGAATTATAGAAGCTACTCCAAGCATTTTCGGCATTGCTTGCGTCTGTAGCTGACGTAGCGGCTGAGGTTGCACTAGCGTCTGCTTCAGCGGCTTTAGTTGTAGCTGTAGTAGCAGAACCACTAGCGGCTGTAGCACTAGAGGCGGCTTCTCCTGCCTTTGTAGTAGCTGTTGTAGCACTAGTAGCGGCATTAGTTGCGCTAGTAGATGCTTCAGTAGCTTTGTTGGTTGCAGTTGTAGCTGACCCTGCGGCTTCAGTAGCCTTAGTGGTCGCTGTGGTTGCACTGTTGCTTGCCGCTGTAGCACTGTTAGATGCTTCAGTAGCTTTAGTAGATGCTGTGGTTGCTGATGCACTAGCCGCTGTTGCGCTGTTGGCGGCTTGAGATGCACTAGCGGATGCGTTAGCCGCGTTAGTGTCGGCATTCTGTACGTCTGTAATGTTGTCCGCAACGGTAGTTACTTTAGCCGAAATACCTGCAACAGTATCTACTTCTGAGTTAATACCTGCTACAGTTGTAACGTCACCAATGTTACCTGCTACAGCACCGATGTCACTAGCGTCTGCAATAACAGTGTCCATCTTAGACTCAAGACCTGCTACTGTAGTTACGTCACTGGAAATACCTGCTACTGTATTTACATTGGAAATGTTTGAGGATACTGTGCCAATGTCACTAGCGTCACCTGCAACTGTGTTGATGTTGGTTGCATTACCTGCGACTGAGTTTACATTGGATATGTTATCACCTACGTTATTTACGTTGGCAATATTAGTAGCAACTGTACCGATGTCCGAAGCATCTGCGGCTACAGTTGTTACGTTGGAAGATATACCTGCTACGGTTGTAACATCAGACTTGATGGTGTTTACACCTGTAATGTCAGTCTTGATGCTGTCTAAATTCTGTACCTCAGTTGCAATACCTGATACGGTTTGAACGTGAGTGTTGTTTGCTGTTTGTGCTGATGCTTCTGCGGCATTTGCTGATGCTAAAGCTTCTTGTGCTAAATCATATGTCTCAAGTTTTAAGCCAACACACAGTTGTCTTTGACTGTCAGCCCCTGCGGCATCGACACTTGCCTCACTTGCTTTAGTAGTTGCAGTGTTAGCTGATGCACTAGCAGTGTTTTTAAAACCTTCTGCTTCGTCTCTAAAGCCTTCTGCTTCACTTGCTTTGGTAGTGGCAATACCCGCTTGTTCTGTTACGGCACTAACAATGGAATCATCCGTTGAGTTACCTGAGCCACCTGTTCCTCTAAATATAGCCATGATATTTCCTATTGTTGTGTTAAAAAAGAAAAGGGAAAGGGACTCCCGAATGGAAGCCCCTTAAGGTGTTGCTATTAGCCATTAACCATTAGGTTGAATGCGGCATCTGGACGTAGAACAGCAGTACCATACAAAGTGTCAGCAGTGTATAGAGTAGCAAGGAAGTCTTGCTTGTACTGAGTCTGTGAACGAACACCTTGTTGCTCTGCAAGGACCATAGCGTCTTTGTGGAACAACATAGCTTGTTTAACATCACCACCTGCGCTGTTAGCCGCGGCAGTTTCAACAACAGGACAGTTAGAAGAAACAAAGATGTCAATACCGTACAAGTTACCGATTTGACCGTTGTTTACAACACGACCGTCTACGAAGTCGCTTGAAGAGTAACGGTTGATGCCCATGATTTCGTTACGGATTGATGGAGGTACTACTAGGCAACGATTGTCCATAGGTACATCAGCGTCATCCATTTTTTGAATCAAGTCACGGAAACCTTCATCAGTGAATACGTCAGCAGAAGCAACAGTGTCAGCCGCGTATGCAGAAAGACCACCAGTTGCGTCAATGTAGTAAGAACCAGTACCAACGTAATCACCACCATTGTCACCGAAAGACTTACCTAGTTCAAACAAGCTAGTGTCTACTTGCTTAGCTAGAGCGTAACCTGCGTCACCAGTGTAGAACTGACGAAGTGAAGACAATGCTTGAGTCTCAGTGATGTCTTCAATTAGACGCGAGTACTCAAAGTGCTTGTCGATAGATACTTGTACTTCGCCTTCAGTAGCGTTCTGTACAGTAACCGCAGTACCTTCTGATTTAGCGTGTGCATCACCACGAACAGGCTTAGGAATGTGAAGAGTATCACCTTTCTTGCCAGTCATAGATAGCTTCTTGACTAGGTTAGCTAGTACAAGGTTAGATTGATAAGCGGCAACAACCTCATCACTCCAGATTTCTGGGATGAAAGTAGCCGCGCTAGTGTTGTCTACGAAACCGCCATTTGCGGGATAAGTTGAATCAGTCATTTTAATAATTCCTATATAATAATATTAGTTTCGTACCCTCCCTTCTGAATACGCTTGCATAATCTCATTTGACAATGCTTGGTATCTGTCTGGGTCAGTACGCATTAGTTTAATAATGTCTGCGCGTCTATAAACCTTTTTAGCTGACTGTTCACCACTACCACGAGCATTGCCTGTAGATGCGGATTTAACAGCACGTTTCCTTTCATTCTTCTCATTGACAGCGGTTTGCTTAACTACCTGTTGACGTTCCTTCCACAATGTGAATAGTTCATCAGCGGCTTCATAATCATACTGCTTGTCAGCCTGAGCGAATAGCTGTTGACGAATCTTTGAATCCTTAATCCAGTTTACAAACTTCTCATCCTGCAAAATGTCCGACATATCGGGGTGTTTACTTTGCAGTTTGTTCATCGCTGTAGACTGACGATACTGGTTACTGATTTGTTCAGCTTCCCTAATCTTAGGATGATTCTCAATAGCCCTAGCGACTGCCTTGTCGGGGTCACTAAAAAAGTCTACTTCTTCGTCAGATTCTGTTACTTGTGTTTCTTGGGCGGAGAGTTGTGTCTGTATGTAGTCATCGACAACCTTTCGTAACTCACCTACTTCAGAACTTTGCTTACCTAAAAGTTTCTCAGCTTCTTGGTGCATCCTTACAATTTCTGCTGTGGACTTCCCTTGATACTTCTCAGGTACTTCTGTTTCAGTTTGTTCTACTTGAGTTCCCTCGTCTTCTTGAGGCTCTTGTTCAGTTACTTGTTCTTGTTCTAGGGTGTCTTCTACTACGTCTTCTGGACGCTCTTCTAATAGTCTTGCCATCATTAAACTCCGTGATTATATCATTATGGAGGTGTATTAAAATGTAAGGGTTCCGATGTACGAGTTATCCTTACGGTTAAAAAGTTATACCTTGTTTACGTTCATACTTGATGTGTGATTCTCTTTGCTTCGACCACTTCCTTGTTTCCTTCCATGAATCACCACCACTTATTTTAACAGGGGTAACTATCTTTCTAGCTTTAAGTTGACAATCAGGACAGTCTATCTCATTAGTTTCTGAATCTACAAACTTTTCGTTAGTATGTCCGTTGTCACAGCGGAAGTCAAACATTGCTCTCACGAGTCTAGTTCTACTTCTTGTTCTGGTTCATCTTGCTGTTGTTTAGCTGTTTCTATCTGTGCTTCAAGATTCAGCATATTAGCCATGACTGCAAGTTGTCCCTTACGATAGTAAAGGTCTTTGTCGTCTTGACAGGCTTCTACTGAGTTGACGTTCAATGCACTTCCTCTCAGGTCTTCCGTTAAGTTTTTCCAACCATCTGAACGGAACATTTCCTCAAAGGAACGATAGTATTTCTCAAGTTCTACATCTGTCATAAACTGTTTCTCCTTAATGGACAGCTTTAATTATTAATTTATATAATATACTTAATGTATACTATAGGAATATTATACCATATTTTGCTAAGAATGTCAAGCTATTTCTTAGGTTTTTTCTTTTTCTTCTTAGGTGGTCTTCCAACCGTACTGCCGTATGTTCCTGTACCTCTAGGCATAGTTATCTCCTCGTTACCATTTAACTTTATCAGCCCAATAAGCCGCAGACATTTTACCTTTGGATATGTTTTTAGCGTGTCTTGCCTTAAAGGACTTACGTTTAGCTTTCATCTTAGCGGATTCACCCGCCTTAGGTTTACCCGCAGTCTTTGCTCCCTGCTCCCCAAAGCGTATGGTCTTAATCTTATCACCTTCCTTAGCCACCACTACATGAGACTTCTTAGGGTGGCTAGGTGTACGCTTAGGTTTGTTATAACCAGAGACTCCTGCTCTAGCTAGTCTTGGGTCTCGTTTTTTTGCGGGCACTAGGCTTCTCCTTGAGGGATTCCTTGAGGTCTTGGACCTTGACTTCCAATGCCGCTAAGCGTTGGTTCTGGAGTCGGTACGCCTCGTTGATTTCCTCCATTGCTTTGTTGAACTGTAGCTGTGTTATCATTACCTTTACCTTTTTCTTTGACAGCTACTTCACGTTCTTTTAGTAACTGCTCTGATATTTTAAGACGCTTCTGGAACTCTTTGTCATCAGCATCTCCTTGTTTAAGATTAGCCGTAACTGCTTTAATACGGTCAATCTCAAGTTCCTGTGGTACAGCCTGAGCCTCTGTAGTAAGTTTCTGCGCTCTAGCCTGTGACTCAATAGCCTGACCTTGTAGTGCCGCAGTCTGTGACTTCTGGAACTCAATCTGTGCTTGTTGAGCCGCCATAGCCATTTGCTGTGCTTCAGGGTTAGGTTGATTAGCTTGTTGTAGAGCCGCTACTAATTCCTCACGGTTAGCCAAGTTCATGTTATCAACGATTGACATAATCAACTGTGAGTACATTGGGCTGTCTGGCTTCATAGTCTGTAGTAACTGTACAAGCTGTGTAACCTCATACTCACGAGCAATGATACCTAGACTGCTAGAAGTATGGAACTTATAGTCCGCAACAGGATAACGCTCAGGGTTAAACTGCATATAACGATGTGCGGCTTTAGTTACGAATGGAATAAGGAATGATTCTTGGAAGTTGATTAAGGTACGCTTGTGACGCTTAATGATAGCACCGAGGCTCATAGAGATACCTGCGGCAGTAGCATCACCATTGATAGAACCAGAGATACCCGCAGAGTCAATAGCACCTGTAGCTGTCTGTACCATCTTTTGTAGTTCATTAGCCTGTGCAAACGTAACCTGACTAACATTACCAAAGTTAAGAGGCTGTAGGACTTCTCTAGGTGAACCATTAGTTAGGATGGTCTTACCTGCACGTACTTCTGGTCTTGAACCTCTAGGCATACGTGTAGCGTCTATAGCCATCATTGGGTGTATGGTCAACGCAAGAGCATCAATTCTGGCTCGTATTTCAGCGTCTAACGCCTTTTGTGAGTTATACCCTTTCTCACATACTCCTCTGCCCCAGAAACGGCTAGGAACGACATCCCACGGGAATGCAACGACAGGTCTGTCGCCCATCATGTATGGATTAGCTTCAGCCTTTAGTAGAGTACCATCATTAGCAATAACAACGATAGCTTCTACGTAGTATGAATCATCCTCTTCATCAGCGACTAGTTCTTCTACTTCTTCTTCTTGATTTTCTTCTGCTTGTGCCGCTTTTAATAGATGACGAGGTACTAAT